TAAGGATATGGAACGGATTTTTTCTGCGTGGTTAAAGAAACTTTCGGAACATGAAAAGTTTTTGTGAGGTTAAAGCTTGACTTCGTTTCGAGTCGGATGTAAGAATAAGTCTCTTCCAATGAATTGGAGGAGATTTGGTTTATCAGAAATTACTTGGAGGTTTTAGATGCGCAAGAAAATTTCATATGCTGACGCTTTGGCCCATCTCGGTAGTAAGAATGACGTGCTTGTCGCTGGCGCAACGGGCGAGATTTTGCGTCAGTCGAAGACAATCGAAGTGAGTGACAAAGTTCTGGAACACTGCGCCGTCAAAGCGGTTCACGTCATGGATATGACGATGGAAGAAATGGGTAACTTGAGCGCTTGGTGCGACTGCCAAGCCTCTGATCTATGGGAAGGCATGTCTGTTCAAGAAATCCTCAACGTGTACCGCGTCTCGGCGGAATGGAATACTTGGGAAGATTGGGCCATGGAGGATCGAGACGCGGCTTATGATGCATGGGACGGCGCAGTGATCGATCCAGATAACAAGATGAGGAGGGATTAAATCATGGCGAGTTACAAAATTTGCACCACCCTAACAGGTGATTTTGTCGTGATGCGGCGGAAGGTCTTGATCTGGCGTATGGTAAAGAATTATAACGACACGCCGATTTATTTCGCGACTCGCGAATACGCCGAGGCGTGGATCGAAACGGATAAGATGCTGGCCCACGTTCCACGATCTGAGATGGAGGATAACGGGATAGTCTTTAAGGCCGATTCCTCAACATGATAATGTCTTGCTCCGTCCTCACAGCTTCGATCCCCAATTCTTTTAAATCTTTAGGGATCGAAGTCTTTTTGAATCGCACTTCTCGTAGCTTGGCGTTATCTAGCTTGATGGCATAGGTCTTGTCGCAGTGCAGGAACATGACGTTGTTTAATTCGGCATGCCTGAGATCGAGAATGTCAATGTCACAGTTGAGGAAGACAACATTGGTCAAGACGCAGCTGTGAAACGCGACGTTATTCAATTTACAATTATTGAAAATGATGTGGTTGAATCGAACGTCGTGATACTTCTTCGACGTTAAGTCTTCTCCATCTGTCGTGACATATTTAATCGTAGGGCTGAGAAGTTTGTCAATGTTCCACTTGGCATAGAATTTTGACAAACACTCGTAGACAGAATATAAGCCCTGTCCCGGAGCTAACGGCCTGAGATGACGCATCGTAACAACCTCATCGCAATCTTCGATATACGCGCCACGCTGTGTCACGTTGAACGGGATAACGACTTGAGATGTTTTAAGATACTCATTACCGCAGAGGACTTGATATTTTTGATTATTCATAGAAACTGATTCTCTTATTTTCTAACTTTTCGCGTTGAACTTTGAGCAACACGCTTCGCTTCACCTTTGACTCAATAATACCGCTCAGGTCAAGCACCGTTTCAGACACGAGTGGAAATTTGGTAAATCTTACAAGTGCTCCTCTAAAGGTGTTATAGCCTTCAAAATCTGTATCAATTAATTCTACCCCGTCGAAGAAAGTTTTGTCGAAGCAGCAATTATTAATGACGCAGTTAATGAATTTTGCCTTGGTCAGGGACTTGCCGCTGAAATCGAAATTATTGAATTCGCACTCGATAAAAATTTCTCCATCCAACTCGTCATAGAGATGATCATCGGCATTGAATGTCATACGCTTATTGACCCATTCCGCCATCCTGTCTTGTTTATTGAACATGACGCGGCAAGACGTGGAACAAAATTGGGCCGAGGAGCGAGCCGCGCCGTACTCTGTGCCGCAATAATTGCAGAGGTGGTGAAAATTGACTGGTTTAACATCTTCCACAACGGGATAGTTTTTGACCCTTCTATGCTCTGTACCACATGCCTTGCTACAATAAATTTGCCTACCGTGATGTTTGACGAAGGAAGGGTTGTGGCACAATGGGTTGGGACAGGTCGCGTCACGCTCTTTCTCGGTCAGGCCGAAATTATTGAGATAGTGGTGTCGCTTCATATGTTCGTCGCAGCAATATAATTTGGGGCGGCCAAGTTTAACCTTGGCCGAAGTGACAATCTCTTGACAGCTTGGGAGTAGGCATGTAGGTTGAGCTATGAGGCGTGGTTTAAATCTCTTCCTCATCAGGCGCATGTGGCACGTCGTGCTACACGTCTCTTTACTAGCTTTCGTGGCGAGAAATTTCTTACCGCAATCCGGGGCTTGACATGTCAATTCGTACTTTAATCTGGTCATCGTTATGGTTTACTCTACGTGAATCTAAGAGGCTGTTGTAGCACAAAAATTCCGCCGTGTCAAGTCTTATTTACGAGATAATAGCCAAAAATGGGCAAATAGAATTCTATATGTTTTGTTTGAATTTACTCGATGTTAAGATACTATTGTGTAGTGATTTCAATGTGTTAGTTTTTTAATGGTCGTGTCAATGTGGAGTATATCGTGAAGCAGCGAAACAGGGCTGTGAAAATTCCTTACATTGTTTTTACCTTATTTTCCTTGTCTTTTCACCAATCTAGCTAACTTGAGACTCTCTTATTTTTATTATTCTATTGATTTTATTATATAATATACTTTTAAGATCGAGTAAACACAAACGATTTTTCTATAACTTTTGGTAGTTAATTTTAGAAAAACGAAGCAGGCCTTTCCTCAAGGTTTAAGGTACTGGACCAAGGGGTCTTCATCACGTCCAACACAGCGAGAAAATGTCGCGAGTCTGTTGTACGGAGTGTGTTCGGTACGACCTGTAATGCTTACCGGTTCGATCCACGTAACGTTCAACAGTCATGGATCGCGGTACTTCCCTGAAGAAAGTCAAATGTCCAATGTCGCGGTTCTCCCCTGTCAAGGGGGGGGGGGGTTGCATCGGGAAATGATTTAGGTTATAACAGCGGGAGATAAAGTGAGTCACTTAGATTTAAGGGGAGCCGGTTTAATGACTATGAAGCAGGAAGAAGTTGTGGCAGGGGCTTATGTTCGTTGGGTCGCGGATCGCTACATGGGTGGATGGGATATCCATGGTAGGATTGTGAAGGTGTTTGTGGATGACGAGTACAACGGCCATCATAAGGTGACTGTGCTAGGTTTCGATGATATGAAGGAAAACACCGTAGCTATGCCTACTATCATGAATGAGTGCACCATAGCTACCGAGGTCGAGGCCCGCCATTATTTTCAGAAGAAAATTCTGGTCAAGCGCGAAGCTTATCTCGATGCTCAGCTGAAGGTAGACGAATTGCTGAATCAGATTAGGGTCATGGAAACTGAATGGAGCAAAATGGTATGAACGCGCCACGAAAGATATCCCGCAATGAAGTTATCCGCCGCTTCAAGGCTGGCGAAAAGGTGACTGACATTGCTAGGTCTTTCAACGTTTCAAAGCAGAACATTTCTCAGCTTATCTCAAAATATAAGAATATGGATGATCCTGATTCCTACAAGGCGGAACGTAAGGAACGTACCAGAAAAGTGACTGGTACGACGGAGCCAATTAAAAAGGCTGTCATTCTCAAACTTGCCGCTGAAGGTAAATCCCCGGCAGAGATTATTGCTGAGACAGGTTATAGAGAATCTTATGTTCGCCTCATCTTGACACAGCAAGGAAATCTAAAACCTTATGCTGATACAAAATTGAAACTCATTCTCAAATTAGTGGCTGAAGGTAAATCCCCGGCTCAGATTATGTTTGAAGCAGGGATTAAATTAGAGTATCTTCGTGTCGTATATAGAAAGAACAAGTTGCCGAGATGGGACGAATCAAGGTATGTGTGGATCGATGAATATGAAACGCTGGTGGCAGCTGCTAAAAAGAAAAGGAAAAAGAAGTGATGTTTAAAATTTTTATTATCATTGTGGTTCTAGTAGGTGCTACGGTTTACATCGGCAGCACTTATTATGCGGAAGAAATTGGTAACTACGTTTGGAATGATCGTTAACACCTCAACAATTTAAAGGAGACATGAAATGTACGTTCTATTAGTTATTATCGCTAGCATGACTGGCGAACCTCCCAAGCTCCACACCTACACCACTGACACGTTGGATCAGTGCCAACGCCAAGAAAATAATATAAAAAGAAATTACGACAATCCAGCCGCAGTCATTATTCAAATGGACTGCTATGTCAAGGGAGAAACATATTGATAGTTTACCTCACCCTCATTTGGCTCGTCAATGGTCAGATCGATCCACATCACGACGCCTCTCTGTCTCAGTTCGCAACCATGTCAGAGTGCTTGGATTTCGCTGAAGGCTATGCCCGAGATAATAACAAAACCATCGGCGTCGATCTAGATTATATTTGCGAAGAATACAAACCGAAATAATTATCTTTTGGATCAGCAAAACAAAAAGCTTGACAAATGAAAAAAGCTGTGTTATTATGGTCTTTAAATTATGAAGTATGCACTTAAAAATCTCGTCCATCTAAGTGATGCGGCGGTCCCGAACAGTCGGTGTGATGGAACAAAGTATGAACGATAAAGTTGGAAATAGTAATTTAGAATTAGAATTAGAAACTTTACGCGAGAAAGTTAGAGACTTAGTAATTGAGAACGTTGAACTACGTCACCAAGTAAATAGTATGCATGCAAGTATTGAAATAGATCAACTTAGAATTAGAGAACTAAAAGAAGAAATTAGTAAACAAGACAATATTTTAGATCGATATCATCGCGATATGTTCGAAATAATGAAAGTATAAGTAATGAGCAAGGAACTAGCAAACTATTTAAACAAGCAAATCATTGAATTAGTAAGTGATCTTAAAGAATATGAAGATGCACACTTGAAACTATTAAATCGAATTAGTGAACTAGAAGACCAGCAAAAGACTGAACGTGCAAAATTACTAAACGAGCATTATAGAGATAAAGAAAAATTATATTCTAAACTTTTACATTATGAAGATAGAGATAAAATTATTAACGGTATGATGGATTTGGTTTACCAAGCCATCGCATCTAGTAAGTTTGAATGGATCGTAACTGAGACAGGCATGTCATTACAACAGCCATCCAGCGATCTTTGGTCCGACGAATTGCTTAACAAGATCGATGACCTTTTCGAGCCTTACACCAATGGATACAGGAACTACAATTGAACTACCAAGAAGAAATTGAAAATTTAGAAAATAAAATTCGGGTGGATCAAAAAAATCTCCTCACGCTGAAACAGTGCGTCGAAGAGCTTTACCTAAAAGTTGAATTTTTAGAAAAATCAATTTCTGATCTAGCGGCTAAGAAGAATAAAAGAGTTAAGAATAATGGCGGCTAAGAAAATCATCCGAGACATGGATAAGTATTTCGATCTGTATCCCGGATTAGACAAAAAGTACGTGAAGCAAATATTCAAGTACGATGAAGATACTGGCAGAATTTATCGCCTCTACCGAGACACGTGGAAAGTAACGAAACGTGTCAACATGCATTATGCAGGGCGATATGTCTGTCACGTCAAGAAAGTTCTGGTAGAGATACCTCACATTGCTTGGCTCTTGCTCCACGGAGATTGGCCCAAGGAACCTATTGTTGCGGTAGACGGCGATTTGTACAACACGCATCGCGACAACCTAGTCCTACTTTCCTCTGTCAAAAAGGAATTGGGTAACTACCTGATCAAGCCTTATACCGCTGGCACGTTCCAAGTCAAGGTTTGGCATCACCCATATTTCTATCGCGGCTCTACGTTCAAGCATCATCTCACGGCTGAGAAGTGGGCCAAGGAACAGTTAAGGCTTTATAATCTATATGCCAACGTGACAGAAGCTTCTGCCGACACAGGTTTGGATGAAATTAAAGAGACACCTGTACTTGGCGTATATTATCACAAGCCACGTAATCTGTACATGGTCAAAGTTAGACTAAATGGTACTTTCAACCATTATTCATATGAAAAAAATATTGAAGACGCCATTGAGGCTCAACTCAGAGGCCAAAAAGAAGTAGATGAAATATGGCAGGAATAATCATTGGCGCTGACCCCGGTAGCAAAGGCGCATTCACCAAGCTTGATCCAGTGGCACACACTATCGAGCTATTTGATATGCCTACGTTCACGATCAAGCCGGGAGCTAAGGCCAAAACCGTTATCGACCATGTCGGTATTGGTGATATCCTAGATGATGATAGAATCATTCATCTTTATATTGAGGAAGTAAATGCTCGCCCCGGTGAAGGCGTCGTAAGTAGCTTCACCTTTGGTAGAAACTTTGGCACGATCCTAGGTGTCTGCGGCGGACTTAAGGTTCCTGTTTCTCAGGTAAGGCCTGCGGTCTGGAAAGCACAACTCAAAGTACCTGCTGAAAAAGATGCTGCTCGCTATCGAGCTAATCAGTATTTTCCTAAATGCTCGACGGCTTGGAAAAGGAAAATGGATGACGGTAGAGCCGAATCCGCGCTCATCGCTTTTTACGGCATGTGCGCCATGGGATACAAGATCGAAAAGCCCTTTACTCTGATTGGCGAGCTATCTGAATAATGTACATCTATGATCTAACCGTATTTCCTAGGGAACACCATACCAAACTAAAAGATATGGTACATGACGCGGCAGAAGCTTGTCGTATGCATGACGAGGCATATCAAGAACTACTCAGTTTTCACGTAATGCATCCAGAACTAAGTAAAAATATGGATGACCAAACCTTCAAAGTAGTTGAACTATATCGCGCTATACTTGATTGCGTGAACGCTTACAGCAATTACCTAGTAGCAAACGATTTGATTAAGTATCTCAAACATGGCTAGACTTTCATCCGACAAAAGAGAAAAGTTCGCTAACTACTTGGTGAATGGTTATACTCAAATCGCGGCTTACAAAGAAGCAGGTTTTACTTGCAAGAACACCACAGCTGCTGCTAATGCTTCGAAGCTTGCCAGCACTCCCGAAGTCGCGGCAAGAATTCAAGAATTAAAAATGAAAACTGCGGAAAAAGAAATGCTATCCGTCGCACCTCCTCTCCCGCTGCGTAAAACAGACCACGAAGAAATTGATCTGGACTGGATCAATAAAGAATACGTCAGACTTTTGAACAAGGCTATCGAGATTGACGATCTGAAGAATGGAGCAATCATTCTCAGAGACATGGCAGAGCTTAACCGCGTAGGTCGTGAACCAGCACATAATAATAACAACAATAAGATGCTACCATCAAATGACAAACTACCTCAGTTGGAACGACAGATTAATATACAGGTCATCAATAAAGAATCTTCGCACGATGGAAGAAGCTCTCCAAGACCATTTGCGATTGAAATCCCCGATTCCGACACACTTGTCATCAGCAATAGTGAACCTGACGAAGACAGCAGTTCCTGAAAATCAGCTTCAAGGTGTACAACAAGTTCTTGAGCATTACGAAGACGAATACAAAGAAAAGCTTCGCGGCGCAGCGTTTAGTAGTTATTCATGTTTTGCTGAATACTTGAACATGGATGAGCCACCCGCTCCTCACCATCATTTCATCTGCGAAAAGCTGGAAAATGTTGAGAACGGGAACATCCCTCGATTAGCACTTAGCGTTCCTGCCGGTGGTGGAAAGAGTGAATACTCTTCCCGCCGCTTTGCCGTTTGGTGCATGGGTCGTAGAAAGACTAAATGGCTTCAGGCTAGCTATGCCGCTGCGTTCGCCACGAATGAACTAGGCAAGAAAACTAAAGCCTATGTCAACAGTGATGCTTTCAAAGACGTGTTTGGCGACGTAGCGCTCCAAGCCGACATGAGAGCCGGTGATCGTTGGGCTCTGACCAATAAATCCGAATATGTCGCTAAAGGCGTCGGCGCTGGTATCATGGGTATCCGCGCCAACATGGGTTGCATCGATGACCTTTATGCAAGTTACTTAGAAGCTCAAAATCCTAAAGTCAGAGACGACGCTTATTCGTGGTTCCTATCTGACTTCCAGACCCGACTCTTGCCCCGCGCTCCTATTGTTCTCGTCAACACTCGTTATAACTCTGACGACATGATTGGCAGGCTAGAAGTTGAAGGTAAAAAGGGAAGCATTATCCCTTACGAGATTATCAATCTAAAAGCTTTATCCGAGCTTGGTGATGAAGACGATCCTATGGGCCGCACAGAGCCTGACATGCCGTTGTGGGACTTTTACCATCAGGATTACCTAAATAAGCGCGCCACACTCACAGGAGCAATGTGGGGCTCTATGATGCAAGGCGTCCCGGTTGACGCTGAAGGCGTTCTACTTAAATCAGATTGGTTCCAACGTTATAAAGGCGATGTAAGGAAAAACCCTGAAATCAAAATTCGACGCATCACTCTCTCAGTCGATACGGCGCAGAAGGCTCAAGAACGTCACGACTTTACCGCACTCACTGTTTGGATGGAAACAGAATTTGGCTTGCATTATCTCTTAGATTGTGTTAGAGCAAAAGTTGAATTCCCCGAGATGTGCAAACTCATTGATGAGACTGCGGAACGTTGGAACGTTTCGTGCATTCTGATCGAAGATAAAGGTTCGGGCACTCAGTACGTGCAAACCAGAGCCGGTAAAACTAACATCCCGATCATCCCAATTAGCACAAACAATAACTCTAAAGAATTCAGGTTCGATGCCGTCGCTCCATCCTTCGAAGCTGGCTTGGTTTATCTCCCCGAATCAGCTACGTGGCTGGCCGAGTATGAACGCGAACTAATGGCGTTTCCATATGGCAAGAATGACGACATGGTCGATAGTACCAGTCAATATTTAGAGTGGGCCAGAGGCCGAACCAGAAAAGTTGGAACTAAAAAACTTCATGGTTCTGGCTCTTCACCCTCTAGCGAAGTCAAACAAGGTATGGTAGAACGTGCCATCGAAAAGGAAATGGAAGAGAAGAGAAAGATAAGAGAGAAGAGGATGAAAGATGAGCAAGCCCAAGCAGAAAGAGCTACCAGCTAAGCGAAGCCCTATGGCGCGCGAATTGGAGCAGCCACAATTTAGGATTAAAATCCTAAAATCTAAAAAGAACTATAATAGAAAAGGCCTTCAGAAACCAAATCCTGAAGGCCTTTTTGTTATTCAATGTAGTTCGCCTACCAAAGCAAGAATATCATCTGAGGTGCGAATAGCCTTCAGCGTATATCCCTCCACTAAGAATTTCGCTTGGGATTTCTGTGACTGCTCTTCCAAAGCCTCAATCTCTTGGAAATCGTCTACCAAGAACGTCAGAATTAAGCGTTCTAATTTATCATCCGGTGACTGCACGCTTATCCGAACTTCGTAGCAGTAGTATCGACTTTCTTCTGCCATGTTAATCCTTTCTGGCCAAAACCTTTGCCACACACATGCAAGAAATCCGAGGGCTACAGCGCCCCCGGAAACCATGTAAACCGCTATCTCTGAACTGGTAATCAAAGCTCTGCGATCATCTTCTTAAGTTCAGCCGGAGTCATTTCTTCCAGCGCAGAATCTTCCTTACGAGCCAAGGCTTCCTGCAACTTAGCCTTCCGGACCTTCTTCTCAGCAGCTTCCTTCTTTGCCGCCTCTTCTTCCTGCTTCACAGCAATGATGTGCTTCACGATATCAAGCTGAATCTGGAACACCTTCTGTGCACCAGTCGGAGCCGGATTGACCAGAGAGTCTTCATTGACAGACTTCAGAGCCTTGACGAACTGAATACCAACGGCATTCAGATTAGCCTTAGAACCGATCGAAGTCAGCGGCAAGTCCCAAAGCTGCTCCACCGTGAGCGAACCAACGGAAGAGTCGAAACGAAGCTTTTCACGTGTAGCGAATTCAAAAATGTTAATGTCAGTCATATATTTTCTCCTTTGTGATTTCAATCTTAGTTGAGAACGAGTGTTAAAAGTTAATGTTGTAAAGTTTCTGACCCGTAGAAGCCTTGACCAGTACAGGCAGTTCGGCGCGCTTCGTGGAACTGAAACCAATACCACTCAGCTGATCATCAGATGATTCGCACTTGGTCTTTGATCCGAGCACTTCGAACACCTTCCGATGTTGTTCCAGACCTGACCGTAGGAATTCATTATAAATACCACGAGTCGGTTCAGGATTCAAGCAGTTCTTCAGAATAAAGAACCAATGCTTGTTACCTGTTGCATTATCATCCCAATAGTTAGGGCTGAGAATGATAGTATCGACAGGCACCAAAGTTTCAGTCTTAACACCCCACTTTTCCTGCGGCGTCATACCACCAGTAATACCAGCACCAGCCTCAATATTTACGACAACGCCATCCTTGACCGTGATCCTCAACGCATTAACCGTACCAGTGACACGCTTGGTATAGTTGAAATTATGGATCGAACCATTGTTTTCAACTTCAAGATCAAAACCAAAATCTTTGTCTTCGCGAACACGAAACTGATTGATCTTGACAGTGTAAACACCATTTTGAATATTAGCTTTTGTGTAGCTAACGTTCTCAACCGGCTGGCGCGTATTAGAGCCTCCAGCATTCATATCAACGTCAAGTTTTCCATCCTTGTTACGGAAAGAAATCTGTCTTCCACTAGGCTCAAAGACATGGATATCCAGATCGTCAAAGTTGAACCAAGCCAAGCTGATACGAAGCACAGCGTTAGTGACGTTACCACCAGCCTTAGATACCCGCATCTTGATATCAGAGTCAGCAATATCGCCGTCATAGCTCCAACCGAAATTGTTTTCCCACTTAAACAGTGGTTCAACATTTTCATTAACTGGCGCGGTCAAGCTCATGAAGTTACCTACCATTGAATTCTTGACCAGAGCTTCAATCGACTTTGCCTTCGGCACCACGTCAGCCATAAATGCTTCGATACCGATGTTCTCAGCCCTATCAACGTTCGGAGCCTTTGTCACAGCAGCTTCCATGAGAAGCGATTCGATACCACCCTTCATCTTTCCCTTGACAGAGTTATCGACCCAAAGAACATTATTTACAGTAACGTCACCAATTCGAGCAAATCGACGTTCCAAGGCCGTTTCAAGGTTAAGAGCCTCGATTGTCTTCATCGCGTCCTTAATCATGCTTGGCGTGATGAGAGTCTTGGATCGCTTGTAATTGTCACCCGCCATCTTTGTCTCGAAAGAGCTAACAGCCTTTTCCAAATCCTTGCCTTCGGTCAAGTCCTGCACCAATGTTCCGATTACCGTGTTGCGGAAACCAGCAACAAAGCTATCGATATTAGCCCAAATGAAGATGCTGCGCGCCTCATCAGAATTGAGCTTGTTGTACTCACGCTGAACCTTAGCGAATGCATCCACAGCCGCCTTGTGCTCCATTCCTCGATACAGCAGATCATCCTTGATCAATTCCTGCACCGTTGTCACGGCACGATTATCAAGCTCTTCCAGAGCGCGACGGAAGACCTGAGCCGCCGTAGCCTTCTTGCCCTTGATCGTTGCCACTTCGGCGCAGATATGCTTGGAAGCAATCTTAGTGTTGAAATGGTTCCAGTTGATGTTTGTTCCGTCACCAAATTCCCGCGTCATTTCGGCACCAAAAGAATTCTCCTTGGTGCGGAAAACGTTAGAAACACCGAGGCTCTTAACCTTCTCAGAAAGAGCTTCGCATACCACGTTGAACGGATGACCCGCATCAGCAATGTCCCAAACCGAGACAAGCTGATTGTCAACGATAGCAACAACGTTAGCCACGTTGCGCATGAAATTTTTGCAGCACGAGCAGTCATACTCGCGGCGCTGGCGAAACATTTCGTTCGTACCAGCCGGAAATGAATCGAGATAAAAATCCCACAGTTCGTCACCTGAAATATTGACGGTGTAAAGCTCACGCTTCGAAAGCTCATCGAAATTGGCACGAATAGCCTTTGCGAATGGTCTGAAATCTGTTGTCATGTAATCTATCTCCTTTTATTACAATGCTGACCTAGATAAACGAATTAATAATCCGTGTCAAACCTTTTTCGCGTCGATTTAACAAATTCTTCGCATGTCTCATTCGATCTTGAACAAGCCTCGCGGCGAAGCATTTTATAATCATTATCGATCCAGAGCTTCAGGCCTGACTTCTCACAATGACCAAGGGCGTACCCGACAACCGGATACCAATGCCGACAACTATAGCAAGATTTACTCATGCATCCCACTCAGGATCATTTTGAAAGTACCACAAATCAGCATTCAATCTGACCCACGTACCGGCGCAGACTTGAATCTCATCAGCATTAGACAAGAGGAAATTCCCAGCTGAATCTCCCACAGCAATACGTGTAAAAGAATCATCCAGTTCCATATCTGCATCGTCCCAACCGATAATTTCAGCAACCTGTGTATTCGTGAATAAATTCATGACAGAAGCTCCTCGATCTTATCTTTGGCCCACTGCTTATGTTCTTTAGAAGCGTTAGGAGCACAGACAATAGTTGCTAGAGTGCTAATGGAATTCCTAACCGTTTCATGGATTTTCCCACTCTCACAATCAATAAGATTTCCATTCCACTTACCAATGATAGCGCAATGGTAAATATCTTTCAACATCTTAATCATTACATCTCCTTTGAATTTGGTAGCCATGCTGTGATTCGAACACAGGATCAATCGGTTATGAGCCGACGGCTTTGGACCGCTAAGCTACACGGCTGAATTTGGCGACTCCTGCTGGATTCAAACCAGCGACCTGCGGTTTAGAAGACCGCTGCTCTTCCACTGAGCTAAGGAGCCTTAACTTTTAACTGATTAATGCCGTGCCAAAATTAGCACCACGCTTAACGAAAGTGAACGTGCCAGTCACTGTGCCATTGACAACGTGAGGCATCATATCGCATAAATCTTTCATGAAGACAACAAGTCTTTCACCTGTGGATCGCTTAAAATAGAAATATGCAGCGCTCCGACCACGCTCCATAGAATCAAAGATTATTGTATCTTCAAAGGCGTGATTATCACGCATCTCACATTCGAAACGCTTGCCGTCAAACCAATGCCAACCGGGATAGTGTAACTGATTCCCAATTTCATCAAACGGAATTTTATAATTTCCAACCTTTTTAGCCATTGACAAACTCTTTCAGTTTCTCAATGAAATCTTCAGGGAAGGTTTCTTCCACAATATTACCACCCATGGGAAGACAAAGATCACCATCCCAAACGGCTTTACGCCTGACTATCACACGATACCCACCATCAACTTTAGTAATATTAAAATATGGTGGATAACTTTCTCCCGTATTGGGAGTATAACCAAACTGATCTTTCATATTAATCCGATCTAAATCTTTTTCCGTGATGAATACAATTCTTAGGTACGAAGTTGTCGCGATACACGCACAGATGCTCACCTATCCCGTAACGGACCAGCGTTTCTTTCGCGGTCCAATCCTCTGGCACGTTCCTGAACGAACCAATAAATCTTGGCCCGCTTTCGTAACGCTCATCATATATAAGAATGGTCTCACCCATGATGCTAATCCCTCTCTACGATCCTAAAATCTGGCTCTGGACCCCACTTCAGGTATCCAGTATTAAGAGCCTCGAATAGCACTTTTCCGTCTCGCGTGTCAACAACTTTCCAGCACGCGCCGTGTTCGTTGATTCGGTTCTTGCCTTTAAGAGTTACCCCTTCAAAGATGACATTACCAGCCATATAAGCCTTCATCCTCTGCTCTGCTTCTACACCGATTTGCAGTATTTTATCCCAATTTTCTTCAAGCAGTTTAATAATCATACCAAGACCCTCTTAAATTTAAGTGCTGGCTAATCCCGCTTCAACAGAACTTTACAAGCTCCTCCACGATGTTTAGCCTACGCGGGCACACCACGATCCTACCCGGATACAGGAGCGATTTGGTTGTCACCATCACAGCGACTTCTATTCATCGAAGTGCCACCCTCCGACTAGCTGTTGATTAGACAGCACGTATGAATTGCGCGACTCTCAGGTTGTTACTCTTGAGTCCTCCTACCCGCTAAGGCAGTCTTCCTGAATTAATTACCGGTTCTATAAAACAACAACCAAGAATCGGTAACGCTTTCGATCTACGCAAACTTTTAATTAGTTCCGCTTGAGAGGAAATTGAATGCCCATCCTCTTCGCGTATTTCTTCAACCCATTATCACTCATACCATATTTCTTGGATAAAGCAACCATGGAATTGTATTTTAATTCCTCTTCCAAAGTTATCTTATCTGGCTTGTTTAAGTTGGAGCTTTCTGACCGGCAAATCAAACTGCACGTTTGTTTTTGTTTATCTTGCAATGGGTATAGACAAACAACACATCGTGGTATATAAGTATAAATTCTATCCTTATGTTCTGCACTTTCTTCCTGTAAACCAATAGATTCTAAATATCTATGTAATCTACTATGATGTGAAGAACTTAATACAATTAAATTTGAAGGAGTGTTATTGGACCTGTTAAAATCGAGATGATGTACCTCTTCATCACTTACTAAAACGCGCCCCAACTCTTTTTCCATAACATAAATATGTTCATAAACATATCCTTCATGCCCGTTTCTACCGGCTTCTCCACTAGTAAAAGATTTAGGATAATCTGGTTCGTATCTCAGAACATAACCATTTAATTTTCTTAATTTTTCTTTAGTCATTATATAATCAAAGTTTCTAAATTAAATGTGGTAGGCCCACTGAGAATTGAACTCAGGTCAATCGGTTAAAAGCCGATTGCTTTACCATTAAGCTATAGGCCCAAGAAAAAAGGCTGGACCGAAGCAATGTTATCTCTGCGTCACTTTGCCATATAGGCGTTCTACGTGAGTTTCATTTACTTTATCCATTCCGCTCGATCAAGGCTTCGTGCCTCTGTTCCAGCGGTTCAGTACCTGTTAATTCAGGTTGAGCCAAACTTTAACATTCAAAACTGGACTTGCAGGATGGAATCAAACCATCTTCGTTCCCTGAGATAACAACCTCAAAGAAGCCGGAACCTTTATCATAAGGCTGGATACGCCATTCTCCATAAACCGGTCCCTGCAAACTGTTTAGGAAGGGAACTGAGGGGAATCGAACCAAGTATCCTTATGTTTCTCTGCCAGTCGCAACCGCCTTCGAAACTACTTCTTTCCTCATTAGACCTTGAAGGAACAAGGTCATCAGCATAACCAGCATTCCCCACCTAAACAGTTTCATAATAAAGTGGTACGCCCTACCGGACTCGAACCGGTATGCTTTCGCGAGGGATTTTAAGTCCCTTGTGTCTACCAGTTCCACCAAGGGCGCTTAATTCTCCTTAACAACTCTTTGATGATTCTAACTTAACACCAACTATCTGAAATGTCAAGAAGATTTTTTATTTCTTTTTGTAGAAAAAACCTCTTTCGTTTCCAGAACAAGCACTTCATCGATTTCGTATTTCTTCGCGATACTCTTCGCCTTTTCGATCATTTCTTCCAGTGTTGAATTATCACCACCAAATTCCATGACTGTTTGATGGGCACCTGCAACGATTTTGAAAGACATTTTACCCTCCTCTCAACCAATCATATTTACTGAGCTAACCTCGTAACCATCCCGCTCGACACGCCGCGCTGCTTGGTTACGATTTGAAGCATGAACCTCAAAGATTTTCTCTTTGAAATTTTTAGTCACGCGGCACTGCTTATCTTCGTAGGCATAGACTTCGTAAGCGTGACGACCGTTGCCGTTGGTGTAGGTGGTGCGATCCGTAGCCATGTCATATCCTCCTTAAAGTTTCCAAGTATTACCGTTTACAGTAAACGCACTTGTCACTGTGCCATCGCTTGCCATAGTAGTGAAGATGAGAATAAATTCATCAAGCAATCTAATCTTCTTTTCCCATGCAGCGAATGTCATAATTCTCTTCTCCTCTTTACCTCTTCGATGATTAAGTTTTAGAAGATTTAGATCGTTGTGTCAACAGCTATTTTATTAAATCACGCGTACCAAACGTAATAACCACTGCCAGAAAGAATCATATCTTCCCACGTCGGCTTGTCAGGATCATCATCCATATGCTGATCGTATTCATCTTCCTGAATGAAACGTAGGTCTTCAAGACCTTCAATGCCAAAATCCGTGACGGACTCCCAATTACCGTTCCAAATGTCTTCATCGAAGACACGAGCGATTTCCTCGCGCCCCGCTGTATAATCTTTATCAAGGTGCGTTTTCATCATCTCAATAACATTATCAGCTTCTTGATAGGATTCATCCATATATTCACCAGACATTAATTTCTCCTTTAAAACAAATTCCTTCCACCCATGTCACAGTTCTTCAGAACCTCGACACCCTCTCGGTTCTTAAACTCCCTCGCCGTGATACCGTGCCAATCACTGACGATAACCTTACCATCCGCGACATAAAAATACCCACCGTAAATCGGGTAATCATCTGGCAATTCTCTTTCTTCCGGATACTCAATAAGCATTTTGTGTCTCCTCTTGATAGACCAGCGTCACACCATTCATCTTGCAAACCTCATCCAAAGTCAATGCGCCGTTTTGAATTATCGCACCTTCGAAAAAATACCAAATCGAATTAGATGCAAATTCAATCCTGAAATAGCCAACGTCAGCCGCGAAACGCGTCCCGGCTGAGCCTCCAACTTCTTTTAAGATTCGCATCATTCACTTCCCTGTATAAACAAAGCGATTTTGTTGTCAATAGGTTCCTTAGCGATATCGGCTTTAAATCTTTTGATCAAATCAAAATATTCCTGCCGATCATCTTCGTCCCATTTGTCAACATCAGGGCCGTATAGATCAACTACCCAATGTCGCGGAGCACTTTCATCCTCCATCAGATAAAGAACGAAATTTCTTTCCGCAATAAGCCGCGCGAATTCTAAATCATGCGCCATGACAATGATATGACCCCAACCGACTCGGCTCAATGCTTCGCTCATGTTCCAATGAAACAGTTTCACGATTGCTTCTCCTTCAACAGCTTATTGATTTCGTCTCGATGTTCCAGAAACCAGACACAAGCGTCCAGATTATTTTCAATGAAGTCATTATCGCTTTCCATATAATTTTTACCATAGGTAGTCAAATCATAATACCGGCGCTTTCTGACCTTGGGAACACGCATCAAAACCTCCTTATTGCTCATTTCCTGCAATCTAACTCATTATAATATACGTGTCAAACACTAAAACTGATTGCAAATTGAAACTGGTATAAATATCAATATGGTTCATTTAACTGCCGGATTTTAAATTTTTTAAAAGTTAAATATTAATTTTTATAAAATAAATTGAAATTTTATCTCTGATTCTTAGGCTCAAAATTTAAAATCCTTATTTTTTAACAACTTAGCGGATCACAATTCATAGCTGACCAGCTATATGTCGTAGAAATGTGAATTTTTAAAAAATTAAATTGAAAAAATGGCGCAACAAGGGCTTGACAAGGCTTTTACATTTTCTTACATTCAGGTTATAAAGTTTAAACAACTGATTTCTTACTCGAAAAGGAGAATTTAAATGTCTCACACGGTTCACATCAACAATTACGTCATGCACTTGGTGAAGCATCAACTTGCCGCCTCTACAGCGGATAATAAGACTCTCACACTCATCTTTTCTCCATACGATAATGACTTTATGTATCGTGTCGAGAAGACCGATGCGCACGGCTCCTACACTGGTGGATTCGCTACGCTCGATGAAGCGATCCAGCAGTACAACAGTCTTTAAAACTGTAAGCTTCGCACTTCACATCTCTCTAATATGCATCACGAAGGAGACAAAATGGATCAGCACATCAAATTCAAATGGTGGGACTTGGAAGTTAACGCTGAACAAGAATTCACCATGCAATCATCTGTGATCCCACCCGTTGGATCATCAGTAGCCATCCCCGGTAAGGTAGGCCGAGTCATAGATATGCATTTTATTCACTCGCGCTTCGATGGATGGAAGGAAATCGTAATCAAGCTTTCACCCACCTCCAAAGGGACCCTCTAAAAATTTGAACAGGGCCGGATCGTACCGGCCCTTTTTCATGTCCGCTGTCCTAGGACCTAGGACACCGATGTAAGGAAAAATCCATCATCACAAACCATGACTTTTTCTGACAAGTGAGCCCTGAAAATATTCCTATCGTAAGAATACGTATTTTAGAAATCTCTCACTGACCAATGATTCGATATAAAAATCAGTCACTTATCTTTTCTTACTAGTAAGGAAAAAACATGTAAGATAATGCTTCTTCTATGACATTTCCCCTTGACAGGGGAGAACGTTCGGCCTATTGTGAATTTATTAAAGTTTCAAACCACGAAGGAGACAGCGATGAGACAGTTCAGAAAGATAGGTGATGGAGTTAGAGTCTTGAACCTCAGCGAAGAGCGGTACAAGAATGGCACTGTCTTGCATATCAAGAAGAGCTTTGGCGAAACGTCTTACTATGTGCAGCAAGACGCCTATCCTCACAGCAAGGCTTGGTACAGCGCTGGCGAAGTTTTGGATCGGGAGGATGAGGAATGAAACAGTTTAGAGAAATCGGTGACAAGGTTCGAGTCTGGAACGGCTTTGAAGAGCGTTTCAACAACGGCCACATCACTGCCACTGGTGGCCATGGTTCCACGCTCTATCAAGTGCTTCAGTACAATGAAGCCAAGAGCCAATGGTGGCACCACGAAGATAATGTTTTGGATAGGGATGAAAAATAATCTACAAAACTTAAAATAAGGCCTTGACGAAGTAAGAAAAGAATACTAGATTAAGGTCATTGAAAGACGAAATGTAAACCAACCAAATCCAACAGAAGGAGATTTCAAAATGGCACGTAAGGAACTTAAGAGCAAGGTCGGCGTCGTGGCTCAGCTGAAGGCTATCGTTAATGGCGACACGTGGGAAAAGGAAGGCGGCACGCTGAAATATGCTGTGGTTCGCGAGCTTATCGACATGGGTTATGTCGCTGAAGCGGGCCGCGTCACGACTCAGGCTGTCAAGGATCAGGGCCGGGGCCGCAAGAAGATCGTCTACGGTCCCACGGCTCGCGGCAAGGCTCTGCTGAACCTGAGCAAGTCTTGGAAGGCTAAGACGGCGGCTTGATTACGTCTCGCTTTATTAACCATTACTTAAAGTCAATAGTCCGGTAGAGTAATCCACCGGACTATTTTTATGATTCCACTTTACCTTACATTTAACATATGTTAAGTTCTGTATATAGTTAGATTCGGGGAGTTGACATGAGATGTATACGGTACGTGACAGTGATAACCAAACCATAATCAAGACCAACGATCTTGACCTAGCCGAGCTTGTCGTATTGGCCTGCTCGCTGGCACGCGGAAGGTTCCACAAGGTTTTAGATGAGGCCGGGACCCTTTTAGAATTTGACATAGGTCAGGGACCCTCAAGAAATTTGGAGGTGCCTCACTTCCATGCCAGCAAAATCACGATTTAGAAATCACTAATATAAAGGAGAACATGTCATGAACTACAACAAATATGTCGCATTTGGTATTGCAAGCGGCGCAATCAGAGTAACACGACCCTTTGCCGATATGCGCCGCGCCAGCAACGAATTCTTCAGGGAGTATCCCAGCGCTGATGTTTGCACCATCAGGCGAGTCGCTGTTAAATTCAATGGCGAAACGGTAAACGATCCTGATTTCGGTGTGAGACGTGTTTCGAAACAAACGGCTTGACAGAATCGTTTTAGTCGTTTAGACAGTAGCACATGGTTGATGAAAACCTCTAGCTAATGTTTGCAGCATTAGTGGCCCGCCAGCCGAGAGGCATCCGCGTATTAGGATGATATGGTTCAATTTCCGAAAAGTCGCGAACTGCAACAAGCGGCTCGTTGGTGGAGAACCTAAGTGAGTAATCGATCATGACTGGTGCGTGGGTTAAAGCCCTGCTATGATGGAGTTGTTGACAAATATCCTCTCATACACCTAGAACGTGGCACCAGTTCTAACACATCGCAGAAACAACGTTTGGTTCAACCTCTTTCCAAACGTTGCTCGAACCGGCTCGTCTCTCCCGCAGGATTGTGACCCTCCTTATCACAATTTTGAAGGATCGAGACAGCCGGTTTTTCTTTCATCACAAGAGTCCAATTTTTATTTATCACGAACTCTCATTTTTCATTCATCACAAGAGTCCGTTTTTTCTGGCGCGCTGTGGCGAAATCTGGCGCGCGAGCGTTTCAATTTTATTTAAAAATATTTCAAAATTTTTTAAAAATCAAGCGGAACAAACCGTGAACATTGCGGTGTTCTTGGTTTGTTCACGGTTTGTTCCGCCGTTCTCTGTATGTTACAGTTTTGTTCTCCTTATGTTATATCTTTGTTCACGTTTTGTTCCTGTTCATGGTTTGTTCCCTGTTTGTTCCGATTTAAAAAGCGGGCAGGTTCGCCGTTCCCATCCTCGGGCCAGCGCTCCGCGCCTCTCGCCTGTCTTTGAATTGAATTTAGATTATTCGATTCCCGATTTGAAGTCAATAGAAAATCGGCACGAAATAAAATTATTTTTATAAAAGATTTTTGTTGACACGTTCCACCTTTTCCTTACATTGGACATAACGAAACAACGCAACTAAGGAGTAACGGAAATGATGCTACTTACCGGTTATAAGAGCAAGAAGGAAATGAAGGAAACCGCGATTGGCAAGCCTTTGAAGTATCGCGAAACGTCCATATTCGGCGCTGAGTTCAAAGCCAATGGAACGTTTGTTGCGGCTCATCGCCCCGCCGTTACAGGCCTTGCCGGTCGCGAATTCTTCGCAAAGATCACGATGGAAAACGGGCTGATTAAGAAGGTGGAATGATGTTTAAGTATCATCTAATTGACGGCTATTGGTGGATTTGCCTTTATCTAAATGGCAGGTTCTACCGGCTGAATCAAATCGGCAAGGCTGGCGATTGCTTGCATATGCCACGATAATCAATTAGCCGCGTCTATATTAGGCGCGGCTTGTTCTTGTTTTGTTCCGTTTTAAAAAAAATCCCATCCCTCATTCTCCCCACCTCCGCCCCGCTTCGCAGCGCTGCATCCTTGATGTACTTTTAATTTAAGCGATTCCGCTATCGAAGTCAATAGGAAAAATAATTTAATTTTTGTGTTGACACGATTTTTCCTTACATCTAAGTTGTGCATATCGAAACGCCTTTCACATAGGAGCTAAGGCAATGCCTTCAATCATCGAAACCACGGTTTTCAAGTTTGACGAATTGAACGAATCCGCGAAAGACACGGCGCGCAATTGGTGGAAAGAGTTGGCGCGCAATGATGATTGGTTTGAATACACTTTTGAAGACGTTACGGAATGCGGCGCGCTGCTAGGAATAACCGTTGATAAAATCTATTTCAGCGGTTTTTGGTCCCAAGGCGACGGGGCTTGCTTTGAAGGTTCATACCAGTATCGCAAAGGCGCTGGCGCTGCTATTGCGGCACATACTGGCGGTTGCGATACGCTTGTGACGCTGGCAAAGGAATTGCAGGATATCCAAAAGAAGGCGCTATATTGCCTAACTGCTACGGTTCGGCATAGCGGGCGATACTATCACGAACATTCCGCCGATATTGACGTTGAACACAAGAACGGGCATTTTATCAATGAGACGCTTGAAACGAGTATCAAGGAATACATGCGCGATTTCATGCGTTGGATATATCGCGAGCTTGAAAAGGCTTACAACGATTACATGAGCAACGAAAACGTTGATGAAAATATTCGTATCAACGAATATACGTTTACCGCAAACGGTGAAAGGTTTGGATAATGAGAATCAAAATCGACAAGGAAGAATGGGTTAGGCTAGGCGGTTTGAAGAATTCCGACTTGTTCCGAATCCAGCAACGCAATGGCAGATGGTTCTATTACAAAGGCGCAACGCGATGATTGTTGAACGCAATCCAGTTTCAGGAGCATGGAACATTTCAGAGATAGTTGACGGCTATCTAATGCGCCGCTCCTATCTCGACTATACCAAGAAAGAAGCGGTTGCGGCTTTCAAGGCGGAAAAGAAAGAGCAGGAAGAAAACAAATAAAAAATTCAAAAAGCCGCTTGACGTGAGACAAATGTAAGATTAAGTTTGTCTCACGTTCAACGCTTTAAGGAGCAACGTTAATGCGAGTGTTTCAAATCCCAACTGCCAAGCCGATTGAAGCTTGCGTTAAGTTTGAATATAAAGGCTATGAAATCAGCCTTTCAACTGGCAACGGTTTGCCATGGCTTGCGGTTTATCTTGGCGCAAGCAATTCGCCTCTTTTCATTTGTGAGCAAACCGATTTGCTTGATGCAATCGATCAAGCCAAAGCCTTCATTGACAACGCTTTAAGGAGTTAAGGCTATGCCCGGTTACAATGAAAAGACCTATATCCATATCCCAACTCTACACGAGGTTTACGGGCAAGATGGTTATGGCTGGTATTGTGACAAAGAAACGGCGGATTCGCTCTTTGAAGGCGTCGAATTGACGCAGAGCAAGAATCCATTGTGGTACTATCTCAAAGATATGACCGCAAAGAAAATCCGCAATCGGGGTTTTGTCAAATGATCTATTTCCGACTCTTCGGCATTGATACAAACGGCTTGGCATATACGTTTGCCAATGAAACAATTGAATGGACTCTAAGAGCAGTCCGCCGCGACTCGCAGTGTTTCGGCCTGTGCGAAATGGGCGCATATGAGGGCGAACATTCATGCCGGTTTGTGACATATGCATGGAATCCTATCGATGGTTACACTTACGACCCTTGCAAAGAGATAGAAAAAATTTATAAAAACTCTTGACTTGAATCTTTTTTAGGTTCAATGTAAGGAAAGATGAAACGCTTTAAGGAGCAACTGACATGACACTTTCCACCAAAGCCGCAACGGCGAAAGACGCGCGCAACGCAGGTTCTGAGATGCAGCATAGGCATTTCGCCACGATAGCGGCTATCATCAAAGATATGACAGTCTTTGACAACTTAGGCGATGGTGACGAATGGCGCAAAGAAATTGCGTATCATTTCGCGGATGAATTGGCGAAAACAAATCCGCGTTTCGATCGCGCCCGATTCCTTAAAGCTTGCGGCACAAAGGAGTAGAGACCATGGTTAATGTCGTCAAACTCGCAAATGGCAATCTTAAAGTGACTGCCAATAATGAAGACAGACAAGCCATTAAAGAATGGTCGCAACGTTCTCGTTGGATTATTTGGGCTGATTTGCTTGAATCCTTCTCTTCAAATGGCAGTTATACAGCGTTTGATGCCAGCGACGGGAATCCGTTTGTAGGGCTTACAAGCGCGCCTTGCATCGCTGAGTGCATAGATACCGAAGATGATGGAACGCAGACAGTTCAAGGTGATTTTTGGTTTTTTGATAACTATATGTTTGAGGATGAGCTAGAATTGCTCAAAAATAAAGGCTATGTCATTTTCACGTTGGCTTAACCTTTCCTTCATACCTTCCTGCTATCTTGCTCCTATCGGCAATCAAGCCGCTAGGAGCTAAGACCATGAAAAGAGAAATCAAAGAAATCAATCTTGACGCCTATGAATTCATTGCGAAGCGCAACTCTGAGATAATGACGGCTTATTGTTTAATTTTTATAACTTTGATTTTTTCGCTTGCCAGCCTGTTTTGCGTTTGCTATAGGTTAGAGGCAATCAAAGCAACATTAGGGATTTGAGGAGCTAAGACAATGCCAAAATTCGAAATGACCGGCAAGCATGAAAAGGCTTTCAAAGATTTGCCTTACATTGTGCAAGGCTTTATCGAAGCTATGTTTTTCACGGATGGCGATAGCGAGGAAATCCCTAGCGATTGCGGCTTTGCTGACCTGCATCCTGATTCACTCCTGCAAATCATTGAATTCTGCGAAGCGTTCGAAAAAGCGGCGGGAACGCTTATTGATGAGGCTTGCGACCGTGAAGGATACGACTCCGAACGACTCGGAAATGACTTGTGGTACACTTCACAAGGTCACGGCGTGGGCTTTTGGGATAGAACGGAACTAGATTTGCAAGGCGCTGAGAAGGAAGAATATGAACGCCTTACAAATATCATGGTTGCGGCGGGACATGCGACTCCGGCATGGGATGAAGCTCTAGCAGAACGCAACAAACTTGTTTCGCTTGGCGACAAGCTCGCAAATCTTTGCCGCTACAAAGAAGCGCAAGTTTGGTTTGGCGACCATGTAACATATGGTGACGCGCCTTTCGTGCATGTCGAAATAAAGTTTTAAAAACCTCTTGACCATGTAAGGAAAATCGTTTAACTTCCTTACATGGTCAACAAAGGGATTAAGCAAATGCAAAAGCTACTTGATAAGTTTATGACAGATTCCAGCCTTGCCAATGCGCGCAAGCTTGTTGCATATCTTCATAAACATCCTATGGCGGAATGCATGACAAGCGTTAGCGAAAGGTTTGAAATCAATATCGCTCGCAAGCTTTGCGCCGCCAATCAATAAGCCTTAAAATTTCCTGCCCGATCAAGGGCAGGATTCTTTAACGCTTTAGGAGCTAAGCCAATGATTTACGCCTTTGATCGCCGTCGCGAAATGCTAGTTGAATTCAAGTCTGAAAAGGCTTTCAACGCGGCTAACAGGGAAATTCCCGCTAGCGAGGATGAATATGGTAACGGTTATTGGCTCTACAAGGCCATTCATCGTACCACGGCGCACAAATGGGTTAGAGACGGTTATCAGCATGAAACCGGCTTATTTGTCGATTATGATGGCAGAGTCCGTTACGCAAAAGAGGATTTGAGCTAATGGCCAAAACAACAGTCTATGCAGTGCGCGCCGCTGAGACAAAGGAACGCGTTTCGTATCGCTATCGTGATAGGAGTGATGCAATCGCTGCAATGAAGGTATTGCAACGCGTTTCTGGTAGCGAGCTAGAAGTCTATCGAACTACTCAAGATTTGGTGAAAGTCGCCAAGCGGCGCAAAGGAGCTTAAAGCTATGACGACTAAGAAACTTTCCCGCGTTGCGCAACTCGCCAAAGACTTGCTGCAATATAAAGCAATGGACGTTATGACTCTTTTCATGGCTTATCATGCCATGAAAAAAGTTAACAAAGATAAATACATGGCAAGCGGAGTCATTGTTACGATTCAGAACCTTAGCGGCGAAACGATAGTTGGCCCGTTCATGGTGCAAGACGGTTTGAGCGCTGAAACAATCGCAGCGATACAAGCCGATATCAAGGCGACATATGATCATCGCTTGGCGATACATAAATTTTAAAAAGCCTATTGACGTTGTAAGGAAAAGCGTTTAAGTTCCTTACATGGTCAACAAGGGAATACGGAAATGGAAAGAGGAAAGTTTGCAGGGCGCATTGGCAGGGTTTGCGAATATGCGGTTTACTTTGAAGGGAATACGACCCTTCTATATCGCGGCAAAGAAGTTGAACCATGCTTTGAATCGCAAAGCTATGAAGCGGCTGAAAAGTTTGCGGGCGTAATTGGTTACAGGCAAACGGCGCGCGGTCCTATGCCGCTATATGCCGATAGTTGGTAAGCCTTTAAATTTGGCGCTCTAATGGAGCGCCATTCTTAAACGCTTAGGAGATAGTGCCATGACAGACAATCAAATTCATGCCGAGATTCGCGACATTATAAGCCGTCTCAAATGGCTTGCGGCGCGCGACGGTAGTGCATGCCACATGACTCGCGAAACCGCGCTACGCAAGGCGCTAGGCCTTCTTAACAAGGCTAAGAATCAGGAACGTTTCACCTTGTCGCGTTCCATCCTCTTCACTATGATGAATCAATCCCGCGCCGTGGCGCAAAGGAGCTAAGGCAATGAGAATCGAAACCGCGTTGAATCGTCGCAATACTGCTATTCAATCCTTGCGTTCATTGTATGAAACCGCAAAGTTTTATGGCCCTCTTTCATCTCAGATGAATGAAGACAAGGCGAAGATTCGCCGGTCAACATTGGCGAAATGCCCGCATTGGGTTATTGCTTATTTTGATGGTTACGAAAAGGCGTTGATTGACGCTCTTTATCGCGACTCGCTCATGTTTGGCGGTTTCTATGAAGGCAAATTCTACTCGACTCATAGTAATCGCGCTGATTATTATGGTAACAACGGGATTGAACCGTCAGAATATGCAGACAATGGTAAGGTCTCAAATCGTGGCCATTATTGGCTAACGACAAAAGAACCTAAGCCTTATTTCATTGGTTAGGAGCTAGGGCAATGTTTATCTCTATCGTTGAAAACAGTACAGGCGAGGAATTGCTATTGCGCCGCCTTGCGCCAAACGAGTCGATTGATCCTGCATATCATTGCCACAAATGGGCAAAATGGAACGATTTGACCATTGCCAAAAGTGATGGTTACATTCCTAATGGTTGCGCTGATTTCTATGCCGAAACGCGGCACACAAAACAGGCGAGCGGGGTTTGCTGGCAAAGCTTCAACTTTTATTTGGAATAGCACTTGACCATGTAAGGAAAATCATTTAGGTTTATTACATGGTCAACAAAGGGAATACGGAAATGCGTCCTTACAAAATGACTGAGAATCGCGGTTTGCAGCCTGATATGTCGGCGGAGCTTTACGTAAAGCGCGACACTATGACAGACCTTTGGCGTTTGGCTTGGATGACTCCAAACTCTGATTCCTACTGCTATGCAGAAGGTGAATGCAGCGCAAAGCTTTTCAAGCGTCGTTATGAAGCCGTTGCCTATGGCGAAAAGGCATATGGCGAAACTGCAAAAAATTGGAAATAAGCTATTGACTATGTAAGGAAATGATTTTAATATCCTTACATAGTCAACAAGGAAACACGGAAATGGCCCGCAAGATTAAAAACGACAAAATCGAAATTGGCGATTTCGTCATGATCGTAAAAGGCGTTGAAAACGGTTGGCCTATGAATGAAGGTTTTGTGGGCATTCTTGACAACGAATTCGTTAAGGATGGAATCACTCAATATGCAGTCGTTTCTGAGAACTACGAAAACGACGACATTTTCTACTATGCAGCGGAAATTAAATTGTTCCAAAAGGCTTAAGGAGCTAGGGCAATGGCGAAATACTTCAATATCATGCAAGGCTTGCGTGGCTGTTACATGCCAGATAGCGCCTATGTGATCAAATGTGACACAAGGCGCGAATTGAAAAACGCGATTGAATGGGAAGCGCGCGACATTCGCGATGCAGGCTTCATTGGCGCAAACAAGAAAGGCGTTGCTGCGCTTGCCGCTCATATGTGGCGCGAAGCAAAGAAGGCCAAACCTTCTTATTATCCCGATGTTTTGCCCTATGGCACAAGGGATAACAAACATTCCGCAATTCATGTTTCCGTGGCAACGCGGCGGGAATATCTGGAACAACAAAACGATTAAACCGCAACAATACCGCTCCAATGGTGGAACGGTATAGCTCTACAACAAAGGAGATTAAGAGCATGTCGCAGAACAAAATGAACAAGAAGGCAATCCAGAACGCGCGCCGTGATAAGCAGGCAAGACGCAACGTTTTCGCCTTTGTCGCGGCTGATAAGAGGGATGGAGTCGAAAAGCGTTTTTATTAAAAATTCTCGGATTTGCCTATTGACCATGTAAGGAAAGAGTCGTATCTTCCTTACATGGTCAACTGCATTAAAGGGAATACGGAAATGGAAAAGCAGACTCGCATTTACTACATTTCGACCGGCGCTAAAAACGCAATGTACACTCTTCGCGTTAATGTAGTAGGCAAGTTTTTCATTGATAACTACATCTGCAATCTTGCTGCTACGGAAGAAAAGGCAGTAGAGAAGGCAACGGATTATGTTGAACGCCTTAAAAGCCGCGTTTCCCACGATGCAACGCTTGAAATCCTTTTCAATGATATGCCTGAGTTTGAAGCTGACAAGAGACGCGGCAAGCTTTCCATCTATGACACTCGCAACATTGAAGAAATTGAAAATGGTGTGTTTCCTTTTGGTAAGCACAAAGGCGTTAAGATTGTTGACGCGCCCGACTCCTATGTCCTGTATTTTGCCGATCAAGCCCTTAGCGAATCAAACATGGTTTCGAATGCTTTGATTGCGGCTTGTCAAGGCGTTGCACTGGAAAAGGGTTTGATTGCCAAGCGTGAGGCAATCCGCGCCGAACGCTTCGCGGTTGACTCCCTTTCTTCTTTCATCGGCACGATTGGCGAGCGCCGCGAATTCAAAGGCGAAATTTTCGCTTTCATCAAGAAGGAAGAAACGGACTATCAAGCTGGTTACACTATCACTAAGGTTAGAATCGGAAACGATATCGTTTCTTTCTTCAATAACGAAATGGGCAAAGTTGGCGAAACAATCGCTTTCAAGGCGACGGTTAAGCAGCATAACGATTATAAAGGCGTCAAGACTACGGTCGTTAATCGCCCAAAGGCGTTGTAATCTTTAAAAAACCGCTTGACCATGTAAGGAAAAGGTTCTAAATTCCTTACATGGTCAACAAAGGGAATACGGAAATGACTCGCACCGAAACACGCGCCGCCGCTCGCCACGCCCTCAAGCGTTTTGTACAAGAAAATCGCTTGGAAGTAGACACTCGCGAATATTCGTCAGTAATCTACAAAGACGAGATGAAAATCATTGTCACGTTCCTTAGCGCCACAAAGCGCAATCCTGATAGGCTGATTCAGCATGTTTTCAACATGGATTGCAGCTTTGATTATATGACGGCTTGCTAAGCCTTTATATCAACGCCTTGCCAGCAAGGCGTTTAATAAATGCTTAACAAAGGAGTTTTGAGCATGGCGACCAAATATGTACACGATACCAAGGCTGGAAAGAGCATTTCCGCCTATGTCGTCTTGAACAAGAAAGGCGAGCATGTCGCCACGGTTAAGGCGCATTTCAGCGACGGCGGAACATGCCTTGTTAACGTGCATGATTTCCATGGCGAGTTTCAGCATGCCACGGCGGGTGGCTATGGCTACGACAAATTCACTGCGGCTCTTTCTGGAATGACGATTGACGGTCATGAAATGACGAATCACGCTGAGAGTGTAGGAGCGCCAAAACCGCCAAAAGGTCGTAAGACCTTCCCGCGTGACTACACGCCCAAAAAGGGTTACAGTCTTGCCAACTATACCAGTATCAGCAAGGCGACCGGTAGAATGGTTTACGCTAATGATTGGTATGAAAAGGCCTATGCCGCGCTAGGCATTGCCGACTCCGACGCTGACACGAAAAACGCAAGGTGGAATGAAGTCAAAGAAACGGCTTTCAAGCTGCAACGGGAATGGGAAATGTCGGACGATTGCGAAACGGGCTATAGCTCATGTTTCCGCGAATCTGGTTTGAACTACCTTAAGGCCATTGGCTATAAAGTTATTCAGGCGATTTGATCGCAGAAAGGAGCACTATCGATTGTTTCAATTCTATGGATTTTGCGGCTCTTGCCTACTGCTCTATGTCCTAATCGGACTGCATCACTAGGCCATAGGCAAGCCCAAGGAACGGCTTTTAGGGCTTAGATGGTATTGCCCTAGCCAAATCACTGAATCGCGTTCTGTGAAGCTCTAAAAGGCTTTGCAGGACGCTCGATTATTTTTGAGATTTTTAAAAATTCCGCTTGCCAAGATGTAAGGAAATGTTATTGTGTAGATATCGAAACAAGAGGAATACGGAAATGGCTAAAATTCACCTCCGCGCAAACAAGCTTGTTGACGAAACGACTCGCCCACGCGCTGTTTGTGCAAGCCAAATCGGTTCAAATGGTAAGATCAAAAACAATGGTCGCGACACATACCGTTTCATGGCTTCTGAGATTGTCGGGCGTCTTGAATTCGCAAAGGTTGATGCAAAAGACCGTTGCGCCCATTGCTTGGATACCGGCCTTCAAATGCGCAACGTTTTCCGCAAACAGAATGGCTTGCCGCCTTTGGAAAATCTGTTTGCCGATATAGATTAAGCCTTTCGATTAGGAGCGCCGCGAATGGCGCTTTATTTCGAAATGCTTACATGTCAAACCAAAGGAGAAAATGACATGACTGGAATCGTTGCTACTGGAACGGGCGTGAATCTTTTTGTTGCGGTTTCGCTGAAACACGGTTTGAGCCTTTACGCTAAGACCGGAATGAAGCCGAATCGTATGTGGACGCCAAAGGCCATGATGGCAAAGGCTAGTGAAATCACTGGCAAGAAATTCAAGGCAAGGGATTATCAAGGCGCTATTGCCGCCCTACAAGCCCACATAGACGCATCTCCAAAGGATGGAATAACGACTTACTAGAACGCCTTCCTGCTACGCCATGCCTCTATATGGGCCATGGCGTAGCAGCCTACCTAGTAGCATGGCCATGCATGGCAGTGCATACATGCACAATCTATTATATATTCATATGTGCATATAGTGTATGCACTATGTATCATATATGAATATATAATAGATTGAATAGATGTAAGATAATGATTGCATTGTCTTACATTGTTCGATATAGTCTATTCATACACAACACATAAGGAGTAAGGCGCATGCGTAAACAGATTGGTTATTTCTTCTCCGATATCAGCAACTGCTTTGCCACTGCTATGGCTTGTGGGCTGGCATACATGATGACTACCGATCATGTCGCGCCTTACATCATACGCGAATTGTTCAAGCTCGCAGCGCATGCCGCATATACTGCAATCATTAATATGTTCTAATACATGGTGCATGCATAGGCCATGCGCCTAGCAGGCTAGGGATAGAAGGGGAAACGATATGATTAAGTTGCTGACTCTCTTTGTGCTAGTGCATAACACTGCAACGGATATTGATTCGTTGCACGTGTATGGTCAATACACGTATGAAGAATGCAGAATGAAAGAAGATGAAATAAATAAAATAGATTCAGAATTAAATAAATCATTAAAACAATTTAAACTTGAGCTAGTCGAGACGAGATGCGATGACTAGTGTCGATTGTTGTTGACTCTAATCTATTATTGATTTAAAATCGAGAGGGACCCAAGGCCGGTATACCCCTCCCCCTCGATTTCCGGCCTTACTACTGTAAAAAATACACAACCCAACTTGTACGCCAACACACCCCCCCCCATGTTCCAGACCCTTACCCTCAAAAAAATTTTTCACCGCAAGTTAGTGCTCAAAAATTTCAGTAACTTACCATTTTAATTTTTGGACCATTAATTTAAATCTTGACATTTCGTTAATTATATGAGATGATAAACGAAATAAATGGGAACAGACTAATGATTAAAATTGCATTTATTGCTGCGGTCGCAGTTGCAGGACTTTCGAGTTTTGCGTATTTTGATAATAAAGCTCCGGATTACGACAAAATGATGGCTTCAGTGGTTAAAATTGAAGCAATTGACGATAAAAACGAAGAAATGGGCCATGGGAGTGGCGTTTATATCGAAAATGGCCTGATTTTGTCGGTAAATCACGTTTTTGCGGGCGAAAAAGGCTCAAAAATAGCTAAATTCATCGCAAAAATGCCTGACGGAACGATTTTTGACCTAAAAATCGTTAAATTAATCCCCGAAAAGGACATAGCGTTCCTTGAGCCAATCAAAGCTGGTAAAGCGTTAAAGAAATCAAAACTCAGCTGCACCAGTCCTAAATTGGGTGATGACATTATCTCGATGGGCAACCCAACCTTCCTAGAGTTTATCACAACGTTTGGCAAGGTTGCGGGACACAAAGTTTCAAATAGTGTTACCGAATTTAACATTATCCCTACTGATCTAGTCGTAGCCCCCGGCATGAGCGGCGGACCTACCTTTAATGTCAAAGGCGAAGTGATTGGCCTCAATGACGCGATCCTTACCGGACCAGCCGGTATTGCGCTAGCCCCCAATGATCCAGATGACCCTAGCAAAGGCGTAGAGCCAAGAAAAATGTCTTCATATACCGGAATCTCAATGCTCATCCCCGGCGATGATATTTGTGAAGAAATGGCAAAACTCGATATTTCTTGACTTTTTAAAAATTAAGTGCTAATATACCCTCAAAATTGGGATTTTGGGGGTATTTTTGTTACTATGGCATTGGGAAAAAATCAAAAAAGAGCAATTGTAGGCTCTGGCGCGACAATTGTGCCGGGGCTTTATAATTTTTCTTCGACGCAGTTTCGTAAAACGCGCGATGCATTGGCTCGCGTCACGAGCGGTACAGGTCGTGGTAAAATCATTTGCATCGGAGACAGCACCACTTTTGGTGAAGGGTCTGGAACAGGCGGCACTGGTAGAGGTGGATGCATGTCAAAAGCTTGGCCCGCCAAACTCGCTGCATCCCTCACCACGCTCGGCGTCCCGGCTGTCAATGAAAATAAAATTGGAAGTTCTGGCCTAACCACAACAGTTGTCACTATTACAGAAAACAGAAATTCTGTTAAGTCGGGCTTTAACCCTGCGTCAGCTGGTTGGGTATTATCTTCTTCTACCACGGCTGGTGGTTGTTTGTTCACCAACACTGCCGACACGACTAGTGTTTTGAGCTACACTCCCACAATTGCTGTTTCGAAATTTGAATTGATTGATATTATTATTAGCACTGGTGGAGCCATTGCTTATAACGTTGATGGCGGAAGTGACACAATCGTTTCTCAAAACGGAACCAATACTCTCAGAAGCACCATTATTGATTGCGGCTCGCTCGGCACTCATACCCTTAATGTCAAACGAGATTCAGGTAATGCTTTCGTAGCAGGGGTTAGGGCGTGGGACGATACGTCCAAAGCCATTGATATTTGGAACCTTGGAAACTGCGTCTCGCAAACCTCGGATTGGATCGGCACGGCAAACCCTTGGACCTCGCTAAACGCGGTTACTACTTATTGTTCCGATGCCGATCTAGTTATTATTGATTTAACAATTAATAACGGCCTCCTCGCTCCTACGACTTATAACACGACATATCCCACTCAAATGCAATCCATTATCAACGCCGCGAAAGCTGGTGGAGCCGATGTAATGCTGATGACTGGTAATCCGTCGCGCATCGATACAATTACCGACACGGTGCAACAACAGTTCAGAGAAGCGTTACGCAAACTGGCGGCTTCCAACAATCTACCGATGGTGGATCAGTTCGGGAAATACACAGATTGGGTCACGTTAAACAGTAAGGGCTGGATGTTTAACGCCAATCACCCCACAGAATTACTCTATACCGATCTAGGAAATTTCCTCGGCTCTACGATCAAGAAATGGGCCGTTTAGTTAACTTTTGGACCAAGTAATAAATTCTTGACTTTTTAAAAATTTAATGTTATATTAATCCCAAAATAAATATTTATTTAGGGATTATTATTATGGCCGCTTCCAAGGCTTACACCGTTTCTTCGTCATGGGTTCTAGTGGCTTTCAATACCACTGAAGTTTTTCTTTTTGCCAATAAGCAATTCGACCTTGAACTTTTTATCGGACCTGACACCCCAGCCGATAACACACTGGACTTTGTGCAGATCGATGCGGATGACAATTTCAGTGCGTCAAGTCTCACTGCCAATACCGATAAGATTTTTATTCGCTGCCCCGCGCAAGAAGTTATTGTCAAAGTATTGACGGTTTAAAAAATTATGTCGATTCGCGGCTCTTCCCTAAATAACAGATTGCGACGTTCGTTTTTCATTAAGAAGAGCGGGCGTAAAATTCGTTGGTCAATCGGGAAGGTTCACTTCTACATCGGCAATCCCGATATCGAAGATGAAGCGAAGAAGCAAAATCCTGCCCAAAATCCCGGTGGCGGCACAGGCGATGGCAACGGTGGCGGCGGTCATACCGATGATGGCGATAATGGGGATGGTGGCAATAATGGCGGTCCCGGCGGCGGCGGAACTACACCTTCACCGACTGAAGAATTTTCCCTCCTCCTGCTCGATGAAGCGCTGAGCAACGTAGCATATTCCGGCGATAGATCAGCCGATGACGTAGGGATTCATACCCTACAAGATAAATTTTTAAATGAATTAAATACCACAGCCACGCTTGTTGGCTACACTTTCATCGCAACGGCTAGCGGTTCTAGAAAAGTTACCCTTGCCACACTAGTAGACCTTTTGGAGCAATAATATTTATGGCACGCGTTTCAGTAGAAACTTTACCATCAGCCCCGGTTGACGCTATCGCAACTGGTTCATTACTTCTAGTAGATGATAACGGCGTACCTTATAAGGTTGCAATCTCCGACATTAATAGTGGAGGCGGAACCGGCGCTAGTTTGCTTGTTAGAACAGATACGACTCCAGTTGTAACGGGCCGACTCCTGTCTCCCGGCAATCTTGTTGAAGGATTGAACGTTACGCTCTCCCTAGACGGCGCTGCGGCTAAAACTGCTGTGACTGATGCGAATGGCGACTTCACCTATGACTTTACGCCTTATGGTACTCGCGGATTAGATCACACCCTTAAAGTAACGGCTTCGTCTTTCTTAATTAAAAACATCACTGGCTGGCATTGGGACTTGCTCGCGGCTAATACTGTTGCCCCTGTCACAACCGGCTCAGCACTTGTTGGCAGCACTTTATCAGTCAATCCCGGAACGTGGGCCAATAATCCAACGACTTTCCTATATCGTTGGCTCCGTGGTTCGTATCTCATCCCCGGCGCTAATGCAAGCACTTACGTTCTTCAAGAAGACGATGACTTTGACAATATCACGGCACAAGTTGCAGCGGTTAATACTGCTGGTACATCGGCTTGGGTAAGTGCTAATGCCATTGGACCTATTGCTTATCTCGATACAGCTGTAACAACAGCCCCTTCACTATCTGGAACTAGTCTGATCGGCTCTGAAATTGCCATCGTTCCGGGTGTCTATACTAATTTTGCAAAAGAGACGGCTTTCGAATGGCAAGCCGATGGTGTTAAAATTAACGATACGAGATCATCTAAGAGATATTACGCTCAAACCGTTGCATCAAATGGGACTTTCCCACAGGGCGATAACTACACCAGAGCTTATGGCACAAGTGCTTATAACGGCAGCAATACAAACGCAGCATCACTAGCCGCTTTTGCAACAGAAAACGATTATTACTACTTAGCTGCTACGGCTGCGGGCGGTCAGAACGACGGGGCTCAATTATATTCCGTCACGTTCAAACAAGGTACGACTAATTCTCAAACCAGTGCGAAAGTCTTTCTAGCTCGTGTCGATTCTACCGGCACAGTAGTTGGCTCTGAAGTTCAGATGATCCATGGCACATTGGGCACTGGATTTATTCCATCTGTCGGCAATAGCCCGTACACCGTTACAGTCACTAATGATTTCGGTGCGTGGAACTCTGGTGATTTTCTCAGAGTTAAGTTGCAGCAGAAAAATACCGGTTCTGGCTCAAACAACTATAACATTGACCCCATCAGTGGCGCAAGTTATATCGACGTTCCTTGGGGTGCTTATACCGGACTCGCACTAGGTAAGAATAAATTCACGTCACGCTCCGAGCATGCCGGTAAGTCGATTGCTGCTAAGGTTACATATTCTAATTCAAGTTTCACTCACAATGTAACAACGGCTGGCATTACGTTAGAAGCAAGCGGGGCGCAAACTCTTGCTCCCGCTAATCTAATCATTCCAGCGATTACAGCGACCGAAACTCGCGTCAACGTGGCACACAACATCACGCTTGGTTCGTGGAATCATCAGCCAACCACTTTTGCGATGCAGGTTCAGCTTGAAGCTACATTGAATGCGGGCGATTGGGCCAACGTTTCTGGTGCAACCACTTCAACTTACATCCCTGTCACAGGTGACGTGGGTAAGAGAATTCGTGTCGCCGTAACGGCTACAAACGGCATTGGTTCAACCACGGCTTATTCTGATCCACTTACTGTTCTAGGTCCAGCAACGTATTACGATCTAGCTGGCGGTAACGATGGTTTTGATGGTCAAACTCCTGACACGGCGAAGCAGACCTTAACCGGAACAGGCTCAATCACTTCAAGCGGATCAGCCCTGCTTAAGCGTGGTTCTTCTTGGTCCACGCAGCTAGTCGTTGGCGCGAGCCGTACCTATGATGCATTTGGCACAGGCGGATATCCGACCATCGGAACTGGCGTGACATTTGGTATTGATCAATACACTGACGGTACTCAGGGCCTAAGCAATGTAACGATTAAAAATCTAAACATTGCTGGCAACCAACGCGGACTTCAGCAACGCCAAGGCAGCAACTGGCTCGTAGAAGATTGCCTATTTGATCCTTGCGGTTATGTCGCGAAAAACGAAAACTCGCAAGGCCTGTTCTTCCAGAACTGTAACGACATTACGCTGCGTCGTGTCACGTTGGACCGAGTTTGGTCCGATGGTATCTACCTCGACAACACTGATCGTGTAATTCTTGAAAACGTAAACACTAAGCCAGTATTTGCGGCTGAAGGTGACGCGGTTCAGCTTCGCGAAGACCGTTTCACGACTAAGAACCGTGGCTTTATCGCACGTGGTTGCTTCCTCGACATGGCCAGCGTTAAGACCAGTTCGGGCAAGGGTTGCCTCGTTACGAACATGGCGAGCTACGTCTATAGCCATGATAATAAAATGGATGGAAATAACTTCGTTAAGGGTACGGATGAAGGCGACTTCCAAGTATTCTGCCGCAACGCTTGCACCCACGCCCTTATGAATAGCTATTCGTTTGGCTACGGCATTGGTGGTTATGATAACCAAGGCGGTTCGTTACAGCACGAAGTTTACGATAATACTTGGTACAACATTAACAGAGCCCATTCTTATTCTGGTATTTCTGTTTCTGGTAATACGATCAAGCCATATCGTGCCGATATTGCGGTTCATGATGAATTGATTTGGAAGTGCGCCAACGGCATCAGCATTGACAGACCTACTTCTGGTATTTTCCGTGGCATCGTGTTCCACAACGTAACTACTACGCTGCGTCGTACCGATACTACTGTTCCGCAAGTTGGAACTATGAAGAGTTTCACTTGGTCCGATCACTTCATCTATAAGGGTGTTGTTGTTGCTCCTCCTCCGATTCTTACTCGTGCCGTAATTACGGGAACGCGTGCCGTGGGTCAAACCCTAGACGGAACCGATACTGACTTTGACACTTCAGTAATCTTGGCTCAGTTTCCGGGTGCAACGATTACGCGCTCGTATCAATGGCGTCGTCACCGTCCCGTTGTTCAGCTAGCTAATTGGACCGAGCATTTGGGCTATGACTGCCGCTGGATCGATGGTGCAACTGGTCCGAGTTACACGATTCAGACCGAAGATATGGGTTGCTTGGTCAGCCGTGTTGATCGTATCCATATCGTTGTAACGGATGGTACAGTCACTAACTTGGCCTATGACGCAACGTATGCCACATCGACTCCAATTGCGCGTACCGGCGAACTAGCAACTCCAATGCCAGTTCTCACAACAACAGGAACTATTTCTATTGCTGGTACTGCTTTAGACGCTGTCGTAGTTAATCTACCTCCTCTGTTAAACAATGAAACCCGCACTCTGTTGAATTCTGCAACTGCTCCAACGGCTTATACCGGGGCAGCGATTTATATCAACGCAGATGGAGATATTGCTCGTAGCACTGCGACACTAACTAATGGTTCAACCGTTGTATGCATCTTGCGTCAAACGCGCGGCATCGACATTAAAGATTATTTCTTAGCAATTACGGTAACAGCATAATGCCTATTTCAAAATTTAAAAAAAGAAACATTGCTCCCGCCAATGTATCAACTTCGGGAGCGGTTCGCCCCGCCCCGGTAAACCACCAACTTATTGCAAGCTTTACCGCCGTTCCCAATGGAGCGGTGGTTCAGAAAACAAGCTCTTATATTGCCAATCAAGGCCGCAACGGGCACGACATAGGCAATGCTAATTGCTCACGCATTAAAATTGTTGATGTACAGTTTAGAATCAATCCCGGCTCTGGCCAAGAACTTTCTTCACCGGCGGCGACATGTACGTGGCAAAGATCGGTTGAAACCGGAACCATCACTTCGCGTGCCACATGGCTTGCTTCAACAACGGCGGACACACCCGCTGGCGGAATGATTATTAGTGATGAAATCAACGTAACGTGGGCCAAAAATACCAGATATTATACTCGTTTCTATAGAACAGTTCCGGGAGATACAGATAGCTTTAGCGTCATTACTCTAAACGGGCCATCTAGCCAAGGCTTTAGATCTTCCTCTGGCAATCAGTTGATGAGCAACGGCTCTATGAACACTAGTGGTACGGGTGGCGGTCCTGCGATTTGGCCCGCCCTTATTCTTGGTATTCCTGATGTTCCTATGCCAGCAGTTTGTATCGTTGGTGATAGCATTGCGACTTACTTGAACGATACAAACACCTCAACGACTCAGGGCTTCTTGGCCCGCGCTATGCAAAACGTCAATGGCGTTGTTTTTCCTTGGCATAAACAAACTATTGATGCCAATACATTAGGAAATCAGCAATTAGCCGTCGCTCCGTTACAGAGACAGTTATGGCCTTATTGTACCGATCTACTTATTCAATTAGGTACTAACGACATTGCCAACAGTGCTTCGCTCGCAACGATGAAAACCAGATTTACCGATCTGGCTAGTTATGCTCGCGGAATAGTTGGACCATACGGTTTCCGTCTCAGAATTCATGCCACAGCAATTATTCCTCGCGGCACTTATGACGCGTCTAAGAACACGGTCAGAAGTGATTATAATGCTTGGCTCGCGGCTGGCGCTGATGGTCTTGTTGATCAGTATCACGACACTAATACTGCGGCTGGCGATTTCACCACGTATCCTTCTGATCAGATTCACCCCGGCCCAACAGATCATGCAAACATGGCAGCTGTGATAGCGGCTAACATGGTCCCATACCTCGATCCTTATTACAAATTTGTTTAATCTTTAAAAAGTGAGAAAATATCATGGCAGCTTTAACAACTGATTACACCTTGGCAGACTCGGCTTGGACCGCAGTTTCGGCGGCAAAAGGTACAGTCATTATCTATAACCCTTCCACCATCCCTCTGTTTTGGGGCGTGGCAGCTGCACCTTCCGATCTAGCCAGTGTTGTGGGTCACGAACTTCCAAGTCGTTGCACTATTAAATTAGTATCACTCGGCTCTAACAATGTCTATATCCGTTCCGGTAATACTGGCGGCGGTGGCAAAGCAGCAGTGAGTGCTTACTAAAATTTGGATCATAAACTTTAAACTTGACTTTTTTAAAAAATAGTGGTATAGTTCAAAGCTATACCACTATTTTTATTTAAGGTACTTTTAATGGCTGCAACTTCCGCTGAGATTCAAGCCAAGCTTGACAAACTAGAAATCAATATGGACCGCCTTAACAATATTGTTAACGGCGCATCTACTCTCGACATTGCGATTGATTCTGGTGTTGTTCCTAGCCTTGCAAAATTCTATGCCACGATTGGCACCACAGCTGGCGGTTATGTCACGCAAGCACAAGCCGCTGCAACATCTGCCAGCGGTTATAGCACTTTAGCCTCGCTATGGGCCGAGAGCCCGAATGAAATTGTTCCGGGACAACGCAGTGCGAAATATTGGGCCGGTGTTGCAACGGGTGCTGTTGCTGGTGTCGCTTCGTTTAATGGTAGATCGGGCAACGTTGTTCCAGTCTCTGGTGATTATACCACAACAACTGTCACTCGTGGCGCTGGCACGTTAGAATCTTCACTAGTGACTATCGAAGGCAATATTACCACGAATGGAAATCTTGCCACCGTGAATGCAGCGTCTGTCGATATGGCGCATCGTAATATTTCAATTCTCGCTCTTGACATGGCTGATATCAAAGGTATCCGCAACGGCATGGCTGGCGGCATTGCTGATCCTTATGATTCCGAAGATGGTATTAATTTAGGAACGGTTAATAACGGGATTGATTTTGATACTATCACTTGCCTTCACTTCGATGGAGTTAATGGTAAAAAATCCATCATCGATAGCGGTTTTGGCATCAACCATGGCATAAATATACCTACATGGGAATGTTGGGGCACTGCAACGATTACCACTGCTCAATCCAAGTTTGGAGGCTCTTGCCTAAGTGTTGGCGGCAATGGAGGACCATACGCAGCTGATGGAAATTCATGGTTTGCGTTTGGCACTGGTGATTTCACTATCGATTGTTGGTTCCGTCGCGCCGCTGTTGGTGTTCAAGATACTATTTATGAATCTCGAATCGGTTCCGGCACCCCGAATCCTAATTTTGCTTGGTATGTAAGTAATGCTAACTTCTTGAGTTACAGCACCAATGCTTCGACAAGCATTGCAGGCACAACCCTTATCACAGCCAATACTTGGTATCACATGGCCGTTGTTAGAAGTGGCAACGTGACTAAGATGTACCTCAATGGTGTGCAAGAGGGTTCTACCTTTACGGATAACATGAATGTTATTGCAGTAGCTAATAGACCGCTGATTGGCAGAAATTATAATGCTACTGGTTCACAGATGTTCTTGGATGAGTTTAGAATCAGCAGGGTTGCACGTTGGACCTCCAATTTCACCCCACCCGCTGCTCCGTACGCAGTATATACCGGGACTACCACTGCGAATCAAATCTACGACAGCGCTAATGATTATTATTTTCCAAAAAGCGCTGGAACTAAAGTATTATCAGTAGCTGCTGGTATATCAAACGCAGCATCTACCAGATACTCACTTAGAACTATTATAGATGGAACCGGTATTTTAAGTATTGGAACAGCTTTTAGAGTAAAATTAACCACTGGCCCTGCCGGTGCTGGCGTCATAGACAATGTTTTCTTCGGACGTAAAGCTGCTACTGGCAACGTTTGGGACATGGATACAGTTAGCTCTACGCCGGTACGTGTGACATTCAATGGCGGCGCGAATAACGTTACAATTCCAGCTAGCTCTTCGGTGTGGAGTGATTGGATAACATTTAGCATGGGCGCGGATCACGTCATAGCTTTTGACACGCCTGTTTCTAATTATCTACCATCTATTTCTGATATTGGAGCATCTTACGCCAGTTACTTCAAAGCAAGTGTCACGGAAGCTGGCACGCCTGTCGTAACCGGTTATACCGCAGCGACGGCTAATACAAGGTACTTTGTAACGGAACTGGAAGTCCGCAATAACAATATCAACTACGCCGATCTCACCTTAGAATCCGTACCAGTCACTGCGCTCAGCGTTCCTACATCTTCGCGTCTCTCGATTCAAGTCACAGGCAGTGCCACATTAACGCCAAACACTGATATTATTGGTCAAGTTTCTCGCGACGGCGGCACGACGTGGACCAGCGTCACATTGGCTCTGACCGAGAACTATAATGGGATTCGTCAGTTCGAAGGCACGGCTAGCATTACGTCTCAACCTTCAGGCACTTCTATGAAATACAGAGTGCAAATCCTAAACGACAAGAACGCCCTTATTTCAGGTGCGGTTCAGCAGTGGAGTTAAACCATAATGGCACCTAGACTTTGGGGCAATGCCGTAACAGAAGATTACGTTCCATCAGAAATCAGTGATCGCCAGTTCTTTCAGGAGTTGGCGATTATGGGACTTATCTCTAAAGAAGAAGCACTTGGCGCTGTCATGACTGGCACCTTGCCGACGCAATTCCTTAGTTTCATTAGTGCTCTGCCCGAGGCGGATCAATTCGACGCTAAGATGCAACTCTGCGGCGCGACAACATTTAATCGAGGCAATAAGTTCGTCAGCGTGTTTGGCGCTATTCAAGGCATGACGGGAGCCGATTTAGACGAATTATGGAAAAGGGCATCAAAACTTTAAATTTCCTATTGACTTTCTAAAATCGTTATGTTAAAAGCTCTTCATAATTAAATTTATGGAGAGTTTTTCATTTATGGTAGGCAATAAATTTGTACCGAAGAAATCAACGGAAGTCGAAGCGCTCAAACTTACTAAAGAGACTTTAGGCGAACTTTTGATTAAGTTAGAGCCTTATGCGAGGCGGGATACATTCGAGGTCAGTGTCCCAACTGACAACTTCCCCCATTTAGTCATTTCATTTGAAGTAAACGAATACACTATTGACACGATTAAGGAAGGTGATTATGTCGTATTCGGTGACAACGATTATGATGTTATGAGTGAAGCGCAATTTAACGAAATTTTCGAACCTGCTCCACCAGAAGTAACGACGCAGGAATGGTACTACCCTCCGGGTCAGACACCTCCCGGCTTTACTCCTTATCAGCCCCGCCCTCTCCCTACTGACGGAATTTTCCCATATGAGCGCGCCATTGTCCTCGACTAATTATTTCATCACAGCTTATGTCACTTCGTGGGACGCACCTTCTCTTGAACTTGTTAAACATTTAGACGGATTTCGTCACAAAGTGATTGACATTGATAAAAATCCTGCTATAGCAGAAAAAGAGAAAATCAAAGCCGTACCAACGATGCAAATCTATAACGGCGATGGCGTGTTGGTCGGGACGAAGATTGGCGCTGTCACGAAAGCAATTATTGAGGAATGGATTAAGAATGTTTAGCAGTTATAAATTGAGAACACCTGAATATCGAGCCGCGAAGTTTTCTGTCAAAGATGCTGATTCTTTCATTGCAGCCAGTAAATTTATTGTAGGTGCATCGCGTAACCAAGGCCAAGACGTAAAGGCTTCACTTGACTTCGACACCAGAATTCTAACGCTAACCCTCACCAATAAAGAAAATGTTGGTACGGTTTGGACCATCGCGGAAGGAAATTACCTTGTTAGTGCTCCTGACGGCGAAGTTAGCGTGGTGGACAATTATACATTTCTAGGAACATTTGTGGAATACAAAGCATGATTAAAACCTACACCAAAATTTCTCAGAATGTGGGCGCGGCCCAATTTAATTTCACTAACGCAC